TACTGTAATTTTTGATAGTGTAGATATACTCATTTGTTTCTCCTATAATATTTATCTATTATAATCCTGCTATTTCACCAGTATTTTTTAATCTCAATGGTACGTAGATAAACTCAACTGCTTTGACTGGTTCAATCGCAATATCCAAGTACAACTCGTTTCTATCTATTCTAGTTGGAGTGTTATTTGTTTCATCACACACAACTAAGAAATCAAAGATTGCTCTGTTACCAACTAACTCTAACAATAAACTTTCTGCTTGAGCCTTGATTTCATCTCTTGTGATTTTATCATTTGGTTCAAAAACATATGGTCTTGCCAGTTTGTTTAATTGACTTCTTAAGTAGATTACAAGTCTTGCAACGTTAATTCTGTCTAAAGAACTTGAACCTGCAAATCTTGTTTTTTGTCCATAGTTTACTAAACCTGCACCTGTTATGAAAGTAATTGGGTTAACATTGTTTGTATACAATGTATCTCTTTGACCTTCATTTAATGCTGTTGAAACAAATTCACCTTCGTTGCTTATGTAACCAGTTGAACTTGCATTAGTGATACCACCTCTTCTTGTTCCTGCTGGTGCAAACCATGGGAAAGAAACTTGATCGCTTAATGCGATAGTTCTTAACATCATGTGTGATGCTGGAACAACAACATTGTTGCCGAAGTTGTCTGAAGTAAATCCTGATGGATAAAATACTCCTAGATATTCGTTTGTTGTAACTAAACCATTGTCGTTATCTTCAACAGCCTTGTTAACGTTTGTTGCCCAGTTTTGTAAACTTGTTGCATCTGGTGTCAATCTCATTGGTGAGTCACCAACTATAAATGCTGACAAGCCTCTGTCTGCGTTTAGTGAAATCATTTCGCCTATTAGTTCTGGATAACCAGGTGTTGCTAATAAGTTGAATATTCTTGATTCATCATCTCTAACTTCTTGGTTAGCATTCATCTCTGCTTGTAAACCTTGTACAATAACTTTTCTTTGTGCGTGTCTACCAAATGAACCTGAACCATCTGTTTGGTTAGCCGATTCAGTTACCCATCTGTGTGGATAGTATGCTGACATACTTGGACCAGGGGTACCCATTCTAGTGTTTAATGCTGTTGTGTCAACAAAGTTTCTTGTAAATTTCTTAACATTGAAACCTGAACGTCTTGTGTTCCATAACAACATACCTTTTGGATATAATGCTGGATCTGGAGCATCTGCATCTAAAAAGTCACTTGCTAATAAATCAGCAATAGTACCTGCTGGAGCCGCCGAAGCCGTTCCACCTGTTGTACCAAATCTTGCATCTGCAAAAAGTATTCCGTTTTCAGTTGTTTGGTCACTTTTATCTACTAATACCCATTTTAGAGTTGAACCATTCCATTTGTAAATTCCTGGATAGTTTTCTAAGTCTGCTGTGCTAATCCATAAGTCACCATCAACAAGTGCTGTTGCATCTGACTGTGTAGTTGGAGCAGTTGCAGAAACTTGTGGACCTGCTGGGTCTGAATTTGTTACTGCTGAATAACCTTTCCATGTTGTACCGTTGTGATACATTATGTCTACTTCGTCTACAATTGATGAGTACCATAATTGACCATCATTTGTTAATGAAGTTACTGCTGTTGCACTTGCAGTATAAGTTAATGCTTTCCAGTTACTTGCTCTGTACTGTTTAGGATTTGTTCCTGAACCTGTGCCTGGCTCATATCCCATGTTAGTTGTTGTTTGTAAGAAACCTGCTTCTGCTAAAGTGCCGTTTGTGTCAACAAACTTCATCTCACCACCTTTTGTGTGTTCAATTACTATTCTGTTTGATGAGTCAACACTTGCTTTAACATTTGTGAATCCAGCGCCGTTGATTTGACCTGCAATTACATCTGCGTCAGCGGCATTGCCGTTTAATGTGCTTGTTACTGTTATTGCTGAACTTAATGCTTCTTGACCTACAATTGATTCTTCAATAGTAAATGATTTACTACCTGATGTCAATCCTGTAGATATTGCTGAACCTGTTACTTTTGTTGAACCTGTTGATTCTCTTCTGAAAATAACATGGTCAACTTCAGTCGAACCGTTGCCGTAGTTAATGAATAAATCACCTACTGCCAAACCAGCACCGCCACCTGTTCTATCTAAATTGTAGATTGCAGATTCGTTGCTAGTGTGTAAAGGTGAACTTATAGTTTCCCATAATTTTGTTGTGTCGTTCCATTTTTTAACACTCCATTTAGCACCTAAATTAGGCTCTGTAGTTTTTAACCAAACTGAGCCTGTTGGTCTTGGATTTGTATCTGTTGATTTGAACGCTGGTACTGAAGTGTGTGGAGCAACTGATAATGCTGGCACATAGTAAGTTGCCGCTGTTATACCATATGATGCACTAACATCTATTGTACCGTTTGCTATTTGAACTGTGTTGCCTGCCGCACCTGTGTAATATATTTCTAAGATACCGCCGTTGTCTCTTGCACTTAATCCTGCTACATTGAGACCAACTATTGCCGTTGCCGCCGCCGCGACAGTTGTTGTTGATGGTGTTATTGTTTGTGGACCTGCACCTACATCAAGTGTAAAATTTCCTGCAGTTATTGTACCGCCTGCTGAACCTTTGATAGTTGGATTTGAACCAACCCAGTCTGCTGTTCCTACTGCTACCCAGTTACCATCATATTTTTTGTAGAATAAATCGTTGTTTGTGTCAGTGGCATTGATCGCATAATCACCTGCTTGTCCAACTGAATTTTTAGGAACACTTGCACTGATTTGATCGCTATCTGTAATTACTGTTACTGCTTGATTTGTGAATGATTGACCACCTGTTGTAGTTGCCGCTGAACCATTCCATTCAAATACTCCGTATTTTGAATTTACTGTGTCAAACCAATATGTACCTGCAACTGGATTTGCCGCTGGTGCTGTTGCACTTGCTTCTAATTGACCTAAGTCAACATTTGCTCTTACAACGAATGCTCTGTTGGCAACACCTAAGAATGAATAAGCCGCTTGTAATCCATACTCGTTTGTTTCACCACCGTGGATTGGATTATTACTTGCATCAGTTTTAAATACTGGATCACCAAATGTTTCTGCTAATTCTCTTTGTGAAGTCATCAAGAAAACTTTACCGGCATTTGCCGCTGTTGTTCCTGTTGCTGTGCCTGTTCCAGAACTAGACGTTTTGTCTTGTGCTGTTGCTATGAATATACATGGAACCGTTCCTGGTTCTGCTGGTGTATAAAAACTTTCGTCAATTACGCTGACTTGTACTCCTGGTGAAACTAATGCCATTTGCTTATCTCCTACTTAAAGTATTTTAAACTTTATATTGTTTGTATTTATGACGTTGTGACGAAATGCACCAAATTAACAGGTATAAAAAAGGGGTAGGAAAGGGCAGGTAAATACGTACATATGAGACCATTATGTACAAAATGTAGTCAAAGACCAGCCGCAGTAAATTATAAAAAGGCAGGCAAGACATATTACAGAAAGAAGTGTGAGTTGTGTTTGCGGTATGGAGGCCCAAGCGGATATATGCCGAAATGGCACGTGGCTGGCTATCGTATTAACAAGCAATGTGATAAATGTGGTCACAAAAGCAACTATAAATCGCACTTCAACGTATTTCATATAGATGGTAATCTTGATAATTGCAAGTTTAGTAATTTAAAGACTGTGTGTGCTAATTGCCAAAGATCTTTGCACCTTGAAGGAATCCGTTGGAAACAAGGTGATCTTGTACCTGATTTTTAAGGCTATTAATTGTTGCGTTATTTTCAAATACAGCATTAAAATTTGTATTTGCCCATGCCCATTCTGATGCGTGTACATCTTTAGGTTTTTGTCCAATGTCCTGATACATTCTAAACCACATAGGCAGTTGTCCACGTTTTACCCACCAAACTTCGCCACCTAGTTCTTGTATCATATTTGCTTCATTTTCAAATCTTACATCAGGTATTACCCAATTAATCTGTGGATTGTCTTTAAGTTTCTTTTTAACTAAACTGACCCAGATGCCATCATAGAATCCATCTCTCATACACTCTGTACCAAACTTTTGCAATACAAGTCTTGGAGTCACTTCATGTTTTAATTCCATGCTCCAGAAAGGATCCATTTGTTCACGCCATTTTCTACTTTGTTCTGTTTTGCCATCTAGTAGGTCTCTATTCCAATCAAACATTGTGGCAACACTGTCTTTAAGTTTGTCTGCAAAAGACAATTTTACAAATGAATGATCATTAACTAAATGATCTGCTATTGTGTCTTTGCCTGCTCCTATCAAGCCACATATTCCTATAATCATATTTCTAACTGTTTTGTTCCTGATCCAATTTTGCCCACAGGAAAACTATTAAAAGCCAAACTGATTCGTGCCACGTCAGCAGGTTGAGGATATACTGTGTGTTCTAACCAGGACGGAAACATCAATACGTCTCCTGGTTTAGGCATAACACCATAGTAGTCTGTGTTGTATTCGTTTTTGTTGTTTTCTTCATACGTAAGTTGAACATTTTGATGTGCAATATTTGTGTACAAATAAGGTTTCTCAAATATTATAGGGGCACAATCTGGTGTTGTTTCTATGTAGTACACACCACTTATTACACTGTTAGGATGTGAATGCTTGTATATTTGTTCGCCTTTGTTGTTCCTATTAATCCAACTTGTTGTGATTCTAAACTCTTCTTTTATGCCTAGCACATCTTTTGTAAAATGTTTTAAACTTTTTTGTATATTTGCTTTCAGCGATTTTAATTGTGGAGTATCCAATAAATGCATACCTCTATTTTCTGGTGGCAAGTGGTCATCTGAATGATCTGTACCAACACTTTGTGGTGGGAAATCTAATTCTCTTATCCATGTTTTCTGCAATACATCCAATTCACCTATTGATGCTTTGTACAAAGGCACGGAGAATAATGGAATCATTTGATGTTGCATATCATACGATAATACAACAAAAATACTAATATGTCAATATGGAATTAACCAATTAAGAATGAATAACCTTGACCACCTGCAGTTTGGGTTTTGACTTCTAATTCAAGTCTATCCATTTCTGCCTGTGCTTCTTGTTTTAAAGTGTCACCATTTAATGAAGTGCCACCTTGTGGTCCTGCTATTGTGTTGAATTTACTTCTGGCTTCACCAAGCATAAACTTACATTTTGCCAAAGTGTAATCTTTAATCCATTTTTTTGCCAAATAATCTTTGAATAATTCTGTATCTGGTCTGTGCATATACACCATCATTAACACTTTTTCGTTTGCTCTTGGTCTTTGTAAAATAGTCAATTTTTTTGTTGTTGTGTTCCATTTGAATTCAATAAATGAACCAAACATACGTCCTACTAGTTCTTGGTATTGTGAAAACATATTATAAGTTGCAACACCACCCATATTAGAACTGGCTAAAAGATATGTGTTTGTGTATGCTAAATTGAATGGTT